AAACAGCATGCGCAACCTTCGCCTGATTCCTGGTCAGGTTGGCCCCTATCAGCTCTTCGTACAGCTCGTTTGCCAGACGCGTGTATCCATCGTCTGTATCTGCCACACGTTGCTCCACGGCCCTGAGGGAGGGCCTGATTGGTGATACGTTGTCATGCGCAAGATTCATCGCCGCCCCCATCAGAAGGGATGCCTGAGCGATAATCAGCGAGAATCCGCTTAATCTCTTCAGTGGTGCCATTAGAGAGAATCAGGCTGTCAAAACCACCATCACGATCAAACTCTGCATCAACCAGCAATTCAGCCAGGCGCCGTGCTTTGGCTGCGCTGAACTGCGGAATAGCTGCTGATCGGGTAAGTTTGGTTTTACCTGCAGCTTTCGCCTTCTGCATTTGCGCCTGTGCAACAGCGTCTGCTTTTGGGCCATGCTCACGTGATAAAGCAACTGCAGTGGTTGGGGCCACTTCGCCCGCCTTCACCATTGCGATGAGGCTCTCACCGCACTCCAGCAGCTGAAGGTGCTGATCCACATCTGCCGGTGAGCGCTTAACCTTTTTGGCAATCTCAGCAGGCGTCCAGCCCTGATTCAGCAGACGCTGATATGCTGCCGCACGTTCCAGGGGCGACAGCGCCTTACCCTGTGAGCTGGTGACCATGAATGCGATGCGATCAGCTTCGGAGCCCGAGAAGTCCTTGCACTCAAGGCGGGGTATTTCGTGTCCGGCTTCTGACGCCATTTTTGCGCCGTGGTACCGGTGATGACCGTCGATAATCTTGACGCCCTGCTCTGTAACCTGAACCGCCAGCGGCGGCACAAACTCACCAGCAATGAAAGCATCACGAAATTCAGCGACGTGCTCCTGGTCGATTTCACGAACGTTGTAGCCAGGCTCGACGTAAAGCTCAGACAGCGGTACCAGAAACGTTTTCTTAACCGTTGTTTCCGTGCCGTTTTTCTCTTTAGCCTTGTAAAGCGATAATAAAGAACTCATAATTACTCCTGTGCGTTTATCCAGTATGATTCGTGCATCAGGCCTCGAAGCTGTTCGCGCAGCTCGGGGCTTTTCCTTTGGTCAGTAGCTGCTCTATGCGCATCAACCGGCGCGCCATTTCAGACTCAGGTGAAACCACATCCAGATAAGCCAGCGCCAGACTCATCATCTGGAAGAAGCTGTGACGCTGCTTTCCTGATGGTCGCTTCATGCGGCTTACAGCTGCGTCATCCAGACCGAGTACCTTCGCTAATTCTCCCTGTCCACGTTCAGCCAGTTTGTTCAGTAACTGACTTTCAATCTCTCTCGCTTTTTTGCGATATGTTGCAAGTTCCATCGTGTAAAATTCCTTTGTTGGTTAAGTAATTGCGTGACATTGCGGTGAGCAAGTCACTTCGGTTTAAAAGTTCCCCGCGTTGGCGGCGGGCTAGATTGTGTAAAGAGCGGTGATTCTTAAGCTGCCGTAGCGCGCTGTGGTGCAAAGACTAAGCTTTCCTTCTTCACCGGCGTGTAATCGGTGAATTTCTTTGTGGCTTCCTCAATTGCCTGGGCTTTACCTGGTGATGCTCGGCGGAATCCATATGCAATTTGGTCGAGGTAGCCAACGGATGTTTTCGCTAGTACAGCAAGGCTTATCCAGTCTTCAGCTGAAGATTCCTTGCGCCAGCGGAGCAGTTCATTACCCATTGGTGCCTCCTATTTAACTTCAAAGCTAAGTTTAGCTTTATGCTAAATAACTAACAAGTAGTATTTAGCAAAATGCATATTTATCGCATTGCTAAATAGTGTGAGAATCAGGCCATGGAAAATAAAAGCGTCAGAAAAACCAATCTCAATAACCTCCTTAAGAGGCATCTTGAGAAGGATGGCAATACAAAGGCTGGATTTGCAGAGCTTTTGGGGATCAGTGCGTCTCAATTTAGTCAGCTGCTTGGTGAAAATAGCGTTAGGAACATCGGGGATAAGATGGCGAGGAAGATTGAAGTGGCTTTAAAGCTGCCTAATGCCTGGCTTGATTCCATCCATGAAGATGAGCCACGTGTTGATGCTAACGTCTCAAACCCCAGAGACTACAAGCAGACTGCGCGCTACCCGGTTCTAAGCAAGATTCAGGCTGGCGCCTGGGATGAGGCCTGTGAACCCTATACGATAAAGGATGTCGATATGTGGCTTGAATCAGACGCACATACTCAGGGAGATGCTTTCTGGTTACAGGTGGAAGGCGACTCGATGACTGCTCCCATGGGGCTGAGTATTCCGGCAGGAACGTACGTGCTGTTCGATACTGGACGGGAGGCGGTGAATGGGAGCTTGGTTGTTGCGAAGCTTACTGATGAAAATGAAGCCACATTCAAGAAGCTCATCATCGACGGCAGCCAGAAGTACTTAAAGGGCCTGAACCCGCAGTGGCCTATGGTGCCGGTAAACGGGAACTGTAAGGTTCTAGGCGTGGCAATAGAGACGAAAATGCGGCTGGTTTAATGCTCACTGCAAACGAACACGCTCAAGCTTCGGCTTATTTTTTCTTTAAAATTAATAGCTTGTACACTTACATTAAAACAAGACTTCAATTATTCGGCACTGCGTTCTTGGTACGGATTGTGCTCTAATTTTATAGCTTGCTTGACAGGTGGAAGTTAACATATATATTAACCCTCGAGGTGAAGGTTGAGCTCAACTACTACACAAAAGGCTTGTCCCAGTGAGATTACTGGGAGTTTGTTGACAATTGTTCACTGCGAAAGTGCCTGGGATACTTTTTTAGTTGCCTTGGAAAGCATCCAGGAGGCGAAAAGAGAATCAATTAAGCACCGGATGGATGTGATGGTAAAAGCATTAGCAGACGGAAAGCGCTTGTCTAGAGATTCTTTTCCGCCAGAGGGTATGCTCCCTTGCTTGCAAGGTAAGCAAGCTAAGCAATTTTATGCGTTCAAGAAAATTCCAATCAGAGCTTATGGATGGTACTCAGAAACTAAACCTAAAAAATTCTTCATAAGCCACTATATTTTTAAAAACACAGATAAATTATCAAAATCAGATACAACAATCGTTCAACGGAACTGGACAAGAATCGAGGTGAATGGCGATGAGAAATGAAAGCCTATACTTTAATGCTGATGAGCAATGTACCGAAGAGTACCATCGCAGCTCAGCGTCTGAAGAGTTAACTTTCGACGTGACTGAAGAAATACTTATCATAATGGAAGATAAAGGAATTTCGAAAAAAGACCTGGCGGATAAATTAGGTAAGTCAAAAGCATATATTTCTCAACTTCTAAGTGGCTCAAGAAACATGACGCTTAGAACTCTCTCAGATCTTTGCTTTGCATTAGGAATAAAGCCCTCAGTGGATTTTGAAGAGTCTCAGGGCTTTATATTGTCAGACACAACTTCAGCAACATTTGAGCCTACAAAATGGCAGCATGTCCTCGTTGAAGAAGATAGAGATGACACCTGCTTCGAGGATGTTAAAGTGCTTACTAAAACCAATATTATCTACAAGACTGAGAAAGAGTTTTGGCATAAGGTTGCTGCTTAATGTCAGAAGATTTAAAGCAAGCACAAACACTCCTTCACATTACTGATGTTCATGTAAGACAGTCAGCATTTATGATTGCGTCTCAAGAAAACTTCATATCTATCAATAGAGTGAAGAAAGCCCGCCAATCATATAATTCTATGGTGAAAATTGAAGAAATCATCTCTTCCAACGATGATGAATCTGAGAAGAGATTTAATTATATATTTACTTATGCGGTAGGTCTCAGACTGGTTAGAGAGGAAGAGCAACACGCTGAATCCCCCGATGCTTTAGTAGTTGTTGAGGCGGAGTTTGATGCATGCTACTTATCGCACAGTGAAGTAACTAAACAACAGCTCGATGCATTTTCTCAAAATAATGTCGGCTATCATGTCTGGCCCTACTGGAGAGAACTAGTCCAGTCATCTTGTGCGAAATCTGGGATTAATCATATAAGAGTGCCTTTTTATAAGTTTTTAAAAGACAAAAAGTACATTCTCAAAGAAGATGATTAGTAATTTTGTAGAGCTTGCACTACGAGCCCGCCACTGAGCGGGCTTTTATGTACTTAACTTATGAACAAAAAAACTAACCCTACTGTTCAAGCAAGAAAGATTGAACCTGAAGCCTTGGGAACCAACGCCCCTTAAGGGGCTTCATCGAATAGCCGCTAAATGTAGGCGGGATGAAATTGCAGAGATACACATCAGATTGCGGTTTTTTCAGGCAGAGAGGGCGCGATGACGCTTGAATGGGATGGAGACTCTCAGGACGATATCTGGAAAGCTAGTAATGAACTCCGACAGATACTCAAGTTAATCTCTGACAGCTAAGAGCCCGCCAATGAGCGGGCTTTTTTGTGCCCGCAGTACCCACTTCGTAAAATAAATCTCCTTCTAAATCATTTAGCTAAATCTTCCTCGTCAATTATTTAGCATTTTGCTATTGCCAAACATTTAGCATAAAGCTAAATTAAATCCCATCAGCAGGAAGCACTACTCACCAGGACGGTGATGCTCTTTAACAACATTGCAGCGCTGACAAAGCGCCAACTAACCAAACGAGATGGGTTTGGACTGTCTATCAGCTAACTGGTCGGCAGTACCAAAACCACTTCAGGAGGCAACCATGACAGTTATCACTTACGGCACGTCCGTTAAAGAGAACGCCAAATCACGTCGCCATGCTCGTCGTCGTGCGGTGGCAATGGATCGTGAATGCATCGAATCAATCATCGACACAGCTTTTGGCATTGAGCCAGAGGTTGTGGCGATTGAGATTAAGCACATCAGCCGCATCGAGAAAGCAGTTATCTCACCTTCTCTGCGTGACAGGCAGGAGAGCACATCGGTTTGTCTGCCTGATGTGGCGCTTTATCAGGCTGGCCATCGAAAAGCCAGAAAGAATGCCACCCATGCGTTCGAGTGATTTTTTAGGCTTTGTTTCATAAAACTATATCGCCCAAATACCCGGTGAAGCCCCTTCAGGATTTGGAAACTTATATTCGGATTTACAGGAATGGCAGATCATAATCATATGGGCAAAGTCACTTGTTTTATATTGCAACATAGATTTCACGCCAGACTCATAGCATCTAGCGCAAAGATAATGAGGAGTTTGATTCGAATCATCCTCCAGCTTGAGTCGATAAACGGCAGTGGCCGGAATGGGGTGGAAAAGCTCGTATTTAGATTTCTCATTTTCCCACTTAACCTTGGAGTTAGCCTCCTCTTCAAGCTCAATAATGCGATTCTTAGCAGCCATCAAAAGCTCTTGTAATCCCATTTGCTGTTGCTGAGCGTCCACTAATTTATCAAGCAAGTCATAGGTCTTTTCCTTAACTGAATAATCGACCTGCATTTTTTGAATTTCTCGTGCTGCACCTACTGCTCCTTTTAATGCGCCGCCAGCACCAGTAACTGCATCGGTAATCTTACCGATGATTCCTTTATCATCAGACATATGGACTATCTCAACACTGTAGGGGTGTTGAAATGGTATCACCAATTCTCGCTGTAGGGGTATAGCGTGAACCACCTCGCCTGATGTGGATAAAAGCAGGCATCAAATCATCATGAGGTCGCTTCGGCGACACTCTTTATTACCCGTTATCACCAATGAGTGACACCTTCAGCCGTATTCAACAAGTGCGGCTGAAGGCGCTATGCACCATGCGCCTTAGAGAGAATCGGTTCACCTTTCTGGCCTGCGCATCGCGGGCCATTTTTTTGATCCCAACCTAACCAATAGCAAGGAACCCACGATGAACTATGCCATCGCGGGCGGCACCATCGTGGGCGCCGCTCAGCTAAACGAATCACTGCTCGACACTATCACCCGCCGCCTCCGGACTGGCTGGCGCAACCTTATCGACACTCTGAATCATAGAGGCCAACCATGAACGCGCCGGCATCAGCACAGCAATATAAAAAGCAGCAGAGTGAGTTAGAGCGCCAGCGCGAGATGCTGGAAAAGTCGAAGGACTTCACCTTCATCAACATGATGCTGAAAGCTATGGGTATGGGAGAGCAGAAATGAGACTGAACAGAACGGCCCGGAATGAGGTGCAGGAAATCGCCGAAAACCTGCCGGAGATCGAACTGGAGTTCATTGCTGCAGAAGTAGATGCACGAATGAACCAGCACAAGACTAACCCTTTAATGCCAGCCCTGTGCGCCTTCCTGACGAAGCATTACGACTACACAGCCATTGAGATGTTCGATGAAGACGACGAGCAGCACGAAGCCGCTGAGGCGTTTTTGCGAGAAGCGATGGTGCGGGTTGCGCGCCGTGAAATGGCGATTGGAATCTACCGGAACAAGCATGGAAATCAGGAGGCAGCGTAATGCAGCCTGGCATCTACTACGACATCAGCAACGAGGATTATCACCGCGGCGCGGGCATCAGCAAATCACAGCTGGATGACATTGCCCTTAACCCGGCCATATTCCAGTGGCGCAAAGGTGCGCCTGAAGACGAAGAGAAGAAAGCTTCTCTCGATATGGGAACCGCGCTGCACTGTCTGCTGCTGGAACCGGAGGAGTTTGACAGGCGTTTCATCGTTGCTCCTGAGTTCAACCGCCGCACGACAGCCGGCAAGGAGGATGAAAGGCAGTTCCTGAAAGATTGTGCAAACAGTGGCATGACAGTAATGGATGCTGAGCAGGGTCGAAAGCTGCAGCTGATGCGCGCCAGCGCCCTCGCCCATCCAGCCGCCCGGTGGCTGCTTGAAGCTGAAGGTCATCAGGAAGCTTCAATCTACTGGAACGACGAACAGACCGGAGAACTTTGCCGGATCCGCCCTGACAAGTTCCTGTCGGGCCAGCCCGTCATCGTCGACGTGAAGAAAGTAGCTGATATGTCGCGCTTCTCCCGCCACGTTGAAGAGTTCCGCTATCACGTTCAGGACGCCTATTACCGCGAGGGCTTCAGCAAGCACTTCGGTGAATATCCACTTTTTGTTTTCATCGCAGTCAGTGAGGCGATCGACTGCGGCCGGTACCCGGTGCGCACCTTCCAGCTGCAGGAGGACGATGTTGCCGTGGGCTACGACCTGTTCCGCCGAAACCTCGATACCTATCACGAATGCATGCTGTCTGGTAACTGGGGCGGCATCGAAGAAATTACACGCCCGGACTGGGCCAAGAGAAAGGATTACGCATGAGCAACGATATCATCACCGCGCCAGTTAATGAGGCTGACACCAAGGCGGCAATCTTCAGCCCGAGCGGCCTGCAGAAGCTCCAGGCGTTTGCGGAAGTCATGGCACAGGGCAAAGCTACACTGCCTGCTCATCTATCCGGTAAGCCAGCTGACTGTCTTGCGATCGCTTTACAGGCAGCGCAGTGGGGAATGAACCCTTACGCGGTGGCGCAGAAAACGCACCTGGTAAACGGAACGCTGGGTTATGAGGCTCAGCTGGTCAACGCAGTAATAACGAGCTCAACCGCCGTTCAGGGGCGATTCAAATACGAATACGGCGGTGACTGGGTGAAGTTTAAGCCTGGCGCGGCAAATGCTTCGAATGAGCGCGGCCTGTCTGTACGCGTCGGCGCAGTGCTGCGAGGTGAAACAGAAATCACGTGGGGTGAGCCGCTTTACATGGAGTATGTCACCACTCGCAATTCCCCGTTGTGGAAAACAGCACCAAAGCAGCAACTGGCATATCTGGCTGTTAAATACTGGGCGCGCCTCTACTGCCCGGACGTGATTCTCGGTGTTTATACCCCGGATGAGTTTGAACCGGCGCAGCGAGCAGAACGCGATGTCACCCCGGCACGCAGCCGCGCTGACCTGAACAACCTGATTAACAGCAAACCTGAAACGCAGCAGCCTGAGCGCGAAATTAACCCGGCGACGAACACCAGTGCAGCAGTGCGCACGCCGGATGAACTGCTTGCCGATTTCACCGCTGCAGCCGCTGAGGCTGAAAACGTTGCAGGGCTTGACCGCTGCTATAAGTACGCGGCGCGCATGCTGGCAAGCGAGGCTGAAACGCTGGAAAAGGCCACCGATGTTTATCTGCTTCGTAAAGCAGAAATCGAAGAGGCACTCAGCAAATAACAGGAGACAACATGGAATCACCTGAATACCGGCGTCGCGGCAATCAGTTAACTCTTGGCCGTCGTTGGTCCCCCGATGAGATAGGCCTTCTGAAAGAACTCGCAGCAACCATCCCACCCAAACTTATAGCCCGGCAACTAAACCGCTCCTACGAATCCGTTCGCCAGCGTGCCAGTCGCAGCCGGATACGTTTTCTAGAAGAGCGCAGTAAACGCAGAAGTGGCACTAAGCCAAATTTATGACACAAATACACTGTACATATAAACAGTATTTACTGTTCTTTATCAGGCTGTGCGCGTAAGGTGGCTGAGTGAATTCACGGCCTAACTCACTCAACTGAAAGAGGATTTATCATGCAACATACCGACCAGGAATTTGAAGACCTGCAAGACCAGAACACCCTCTATCGCTCTGCAATTCTGGATACCACTGAAGCTGTGGGCTGGGGTATTGAAATTCTGACCAAAGTTGTAGCGGCGATTAACGCAGGTACGGCTGGCTCCCTCTCGAACGACGCTCAGTATCAGGCTAAGCAGACCCTGATGTATCTGAAAGGCCGTAAAGATGACAACGCCATGTTCCGCAAACCTGGCGACCCGGTGCCGCGTACTTTTCAGCAGTACGAACACCCGTAACAGTTAGCTGACTTTTTTCAGGCCGATGAAAGTCGGCCTTTTAACCTCACTGAACTTTTGATTTACCCATTTAAAGGATACCGAATATGACCACTGCAACTGGCCTGGCGCAACAGGCGATCGATAACATCAACGCACTTAAAGCGCTGGCTGAAAAAACAGGTGAAATCCCTGCAGATGTGCAGGCTCAACTGGACGCTTATGCCAGCCAGGTCGATAAACTGACCCGACAATTAGACAGCGAGGAAGAGACTCGTGAGGGTTATCGCGTTAATATTTTGAGGGATGCTGAGCAGATTGGCCTGGCTCTCGAAATTATGAATAAAATCGAGAATGGACTGAGCGATAAAAGCATTCCTCAAATGCCTACTACTCTGCGACGTCAGCTTACTGAAACACTGGGGTATGTTACGGATCGGCAGAATGAACTCCTTGCTTATCGTAAAGAAGGTGACTCTAA